CAGACGATGACAATTTTGAAGCATTTTATACTGCGGCTAATTTCTTAGCATATACAAGTGCTTTGAACGTTGTTCGTGCTGCTAACACAACAAGTACAAGTGCTACAGCACCATTGAATGCAGCTGGTAACACAGCAACATATGTAAACGTTCAGACAACAACAGTTGAAAGTTACTATAACACATTTGATCCAGAACAAAGTGGAGCAATCGGTGGTGGTGTTACAGGATTTGCTGCACTAGGACCATTTATAGCTAAATGGGCAGGTGCTTTAGGTAACAGTTTAAAAATGTCAATTTGTCCTGCTGATAGACCTTCTATTACAGGAACAAGCACAGTAACTTGGACTGCTTCAAGTGGTGTATTAGAAGGAACAGCAAGTTCTTTGTTTTTAGATGAATTGAGAGTTGGAGATGCTATCTCAATTACTGACGAAGTAGGATACCATATAGTTTCCACAATTTCTGATCTAAATACTGCTTCAGTATTTGCAACAAGTGCATCCGATACAGCTGATGCGACAGCCAAATCATTTACTGTAATAAAACGTTCTGCATTTTCGACAACTTCTACTTATATAAAGGGAACAGCTGTAACTACCGCTGATTCAAAAGTTGTAACAGGAACAGGAACAATGTTCGACAAACAGTTTGTTGTTGGTGATACAATAGTAATTGGTGGAGAATCACACAGAGTTAATTCTATCACATCAAATACGGTTATAGGAACTTCTACGAAATTCAACGGTACTAACGCTACCGCTGCTATCGCAAGAGAATGGGAATACAAAGGTGCGTTTAGTACAGGAGCTCCAACGACTTCCACTTTTGCTGATGACAAAGATATGGCACAAGATGAAATTCACGTTGCTATTATCGATGAAAATGGTGATTGGTCGGGAACAAAAGGAGAGGTTTTAGAAGCACACGCGAATATGTCAGTTGCAAGTGCAGCAAGAGATGATCAAGGTGAAGATGTTTTCTACAAGAATTACATCAATAAGTATTCAAAATATGTGTGGTGGTTAGACCATCCAACAATGGGTGCTCACGGAACTACTGCCTCTGCAGTAGCTGGTAACGATACCGCTGGTAACGGAACATTAGTTACTGACGGAACTGCTACATTCCGTGCTTGGGGTGCATCAGCTGATGCTAGTGGAGCACAAACACAAGATACATTTGAAAATGCATCATTTCCATTGTCACTTAGTTTTAATGGTGGAACAGACGGAACAGGTCCTTCAGATGCCGATATTATTCGTGCATATGACCTAATGGCATCTGCTGAAGATGTAGATCTTTCACTTGTAATGTGTGGTAATCACAGTTCAACAGTCATAAGACACGTTATTGATAACATTGCGGATTCAAGAAAAGATTGCGTTGCTTTCTTTTCCCCTGAAAAAGCAGATGTTGTTGGTGTAACAGATTCTTCAACTGCTACAGATAACGTAATTGATTTTAGAGATACTGTCAATAAGAATTCCTCTTACGCTGTTATGGATTCTGGATATAAGTATCAGTTTGACAAACACGTTGATAAATTCAGATATGTTCCATTAAATGGTGATACAGCTGGATGTTGTGCTCAAACAGATCAAGTTCGTGATCCTTTCTTTTCCCCCGCTGGTTTTACTAGAGGTCAAATTAAAGGTGTGGTAAAACTTCCTTACAATCCTAAGAAAGCGGAACGTGATAAGTTGTATCAAGCACAAGTCAATCCTGTTGTTTCATTTCCAGGCGAAGGAACAATTCTTTTTGGAGATAAGACACAATTAACTAAACCATCTGCGTTTGATAGAATCAACGTAAGACGATTATTCATTCTTCTGGAAAAAGCAATTTCAAACGCTGCTAAATTTCAGATGTTTGAATTCAACGATGAGTTCACACGTTCACAGTTTGTTGCAATGGTAGAACCTTTCTTGAGAGACATTCAGGGTAGAGGTGGAATACAAGACTTTAGGGTCGTGTGTGATGCTTCTAACAATACCGCTCAGGTTGTTGATACCAATTCGTTTAGGGGAGACATTTTCATCAAACCTTCACGTGCTATCAATTTCATCCAACTCAACTTTGTTGCTGTTAGAAGTGGTGTAGAATTCTCCGAAGTCGTTGGTGCTGTTTAATATTTTTGATATAAATAATTACAATAAGATTAGGAGAAATTAAATGGCATACGGATCTATTTCAGATTTTAAAGGAGCTCTCAAATTAGGGGGAGCTCGTCCCAGTTTATTTGAGGTGCAAGTAGTTACATCGCCTTCAGGTGTTACTATACCAGCTGACCACATAAGTAAATGTTTTACTGCCGAGATACCTGGCTTGACTGTTGCACCAATAGAAAAACAATATTTTGGTAGAACAATCAAACTTCCTGGCGAGATGACGTTTGGACAATTATCGACAACTTTTTATAACAGCGAAGCATACGACATCCGAACTGCTTTAGAAACTTGGACAGATATAATAAATGACCCTATTACTAATCTAGGAGTATCCGGTATTTCTACAACATATAGCGGTAAAGTCAACTTGACTCACTATGGTAAAGATGGCACAAAGGGTATGACATTTTCTTTTATAGATTGTTGGCCCACGTCAATTGCTGCAATAGATTTAAGTTACGATACTGTTGGCGATATGGAAAATTATGCTGTTACATGGGAATATGATTATTATACAATGACAGCTGGATCAATCGCGGGACAATCTACAAATGGAAATCAAGGTTAAATTAAAGGAAAACAATGGCATTACCACTTCTATCTTCATTTAAATCAAAGCTTGCTAATGGTGGTGGAGCGGCTAGACCGAATTTATTTAAAGTGTCTATTAAAAATACACCTAATATAAGCCTTTCGGTTGCTTCGACTGAAGAAATTTTAGTTAAAGCAACTTCTATTCCAGCTGCAACGATTGCTGCAGCTCCAATAACTTATGGTGGAAGGCCGTTGAAATATGCTGGATTTAGAACTTATGATAACTGGTCAACTACTATCATAAATGATGAAGATTTTGCAATAAGAAATAGAATTCATGAATGGATGCGTCAAATTTCTGGTGCATTGGATGGAACAAGAAACGCGAAAGCAGGTGCATATGTCAATACAGCAGGTGCATATAATGAAGGCGTTGGAACTGTTACTCAGGTTAATAAAGATGGTAGTAGTGGTCAAAGTTACACCATCAACAATATCTGGCCAACATCTATTGCAGCAATGGCAGTAGATTGGAGTACTGATGGATTTATGGAGTATGCTGTTGAATGGTGTTATGATACTTGGACACACAATTAATTTATAGAAACAGATAAATGAATGGCTTTCGCACTATCAGAATTCAAATCAAATCTAACAGGGGGTGGAGCAAAATCTGCCCTTTTTCAAGTTGATCTTAATTATCCTTCCCCTATAACCCCGCCCGCAATTAATGCTAAATTTTTAATTTCAGCAGCCTCTATTCCAGCAAGTACAGTTGGAACATACGATGTATTTTATCACGGAAAACCCATAAAAGTTGCAGCAGATAGAACTTATGATGCTTGGGAAACTACAATCATAAATGATGAAGATTTTGGAGTAAGAAAATCGCTGGAACAATGGTTAAGTTTGCTCTCAAATCACGAACTAAATACTAGAAGTAAGTCAGTAGATAGTGGAAAAAAAGAAGGAAAGAATGCTGATTATAAGACGGATATAACCGTTTCTCAGTATTTTAAGAGTGGAACACCTTCCCATAAATATAAGTTTATAGGAGCATTTCCAACTGCAGTATCAACAATTGCTCTTAGTTGGGAGAGTAACACAATTGAAACTTATACTTGTTCGTGGGCATATGATTGCTGGGAACATTTAGATCTTACTACAAATGAAGTTATTACAACACCAACTATCAATCCACACACATCATGAGAGATAGGTGGATGGTCAACTACTTGATAGTACGACAACAGAATTTAATTAGGAGAATAAATTATGGCTTTTGAAATATTTGGTTTCAAAATTGAAAGAAAGAATCAAGGAGCAGCAAACGCAAGTGTTCCAGCATTTACTATGCCGGAAAATGACGATGGTTCCATGATGGTATC